TAGAACTATTAGGTCTTGCTGCACTACTACCACCATAAAGTGTATAACCATTTATTCTTCTGTAACCACCATCAGGGTCAACTTCAAAGTTTTGTAACTCTGTAGCAAATCCCGGTTGCTGTAACATTTGAAACTGGTTAAGATTAGTGTTTAGACCGCCTTGACATGATAAACCAAATGCTTGCATAGTTAATCGAACCTAACTCTGTCATCAGACATAAATGTTGGAACAGTCCCTATTAAGTTTTCCCTCATGCTTTTTAATCCTTTTTTATAATCTTCTAAGGCAAAAGCAGCCATTTGAGGGTTGTCTTTAAATTGATGTGTGTAATATCTAGCTTTAGATAATATCACTGTTTTATACAAATCAGGAAAAACTATAGCATCGCTGTGCGCGGATAGTTGTGTAGGAAGATCATAAGCAAAAAACCAAACCTTATAAACTTTATCGGGTATAGGACTTAATCCAAACTTTCTAGAATCTGGACTTCTAATAACAAGATTAGGTTCTCCTCCTACTGCTTGATCAGCATCATCAGCATTTTCTCTAGCCCTTCTAAAGTCTTTCCATTTTTCTATAGTTACAAATCTTAAATTTTTAGAAACGTAAGGAGCTGATTCGCCACTTACACTTACTGTAGTTAAATAAAAATTATCCCAATCTATAGAACCGTAGTCATTTATTATAGATGAACTAGCAGCTTTTAATTCATACCATCTTGTACCTGCTACAGTATCTACTGATACATTGCCATACATAGGATCGGTAGCACCGCTTTCACCTGTAGCTAAAAAAGGCCACTGAGGTTCTTCATTAACTATATCTAAGTATGATCTATTAATACAATCTTTAGCGTGTGCTTGAATACCTACAGCACTAGAAAAAGTTGAGGAAGTCAATACTACTTCATTTAACTCCCTTAATAGTTCATTTGTTAATTCTAAAAATGTAGTAGCCATAATTATTTTTCAAGCTCTTTATGATTTACGGGATTATTAGGATTTCTAAAAACACGATCATAATTATCATCATATTTCTTTTTATCTTCAGCTTTCATATAGGCAGCACGAATTTTAACTTTTCCATTAACATTAAACCGTACTGGATTTTTTTCACTTCCTATTTGTGGCATACTATATTTCCTTACCTATTGCTGTAATACATTGTGATTTCAAAACCAAGTCTAACATTTTCATAAGTAGGTTTAGTCCACATAATAATTACCTCCAATAAAATTAAAGGGGGCATATTTCAGCCCCCCGTAATATTTAGTCAATGCCGTAGAACGCAGAAACCAATGCTTCTGGACGTAGTACTTTAGCTCCATATACATGAAGACCTCGTACTATATCACCAAAGCTATCAGGATCACGAATTACTTCAGTACTAGTAATAGTCTGAGCAGTTGCCGTAGATGACATATGACCTGCAATACACTTACCTGCTGCATTAGAGGTAGAAGCAATATTGTTAGTCTTGTACATATCAAATCCACGCAACTTACCAGTTGATACTAGTCCGTTACGGATTGAACCTTGACCTGCGTTGTAATCAACAGACAGAAGTTTTGAACTGCTTTGTACAAGCTGCTCATAAAACTCTGGGTTTGCACAGAACCAACGACCTTCTTCTGGAACATTTTGCTCATCAAGAAGACGAGCCATGTGTGAAAGAACGTCAATAGGATCATGCTCACCAGAAGCAAAACCTATGTCTAGATTACCAGTACCGTCAAAAGTACCTGCTGCTAGATCAGTTGCGTTGTCAGAACCTAAAATGTGATTAGGGCTAGAAGCTGATACACCACTAAACATAGTAGCAAGAACACCTTCGTCAAACGCATCTTTGATTGAATAAGCCGCTGAAGATGCAGCAACGTCACGGAAGTTAACGTGTGACATATTAGTTTCAATGTCATCTACGATAAACTTAAATGCGTTTGCTGTATCAACAACCAAGTTAATTTCTTGGTCTGTCAACTTAGTCGCAGTTACGTCTTGTCCCCTTTCATACTGATAAACAGTAATGGTAGGTTCTTTGATAATTCTTACAGAATCACCGTATGCCGCAATCTCTCCTGCATAATCTGTATTAGTAATTGCTTCTACTACAGATGATTTCCTAAAAAAGTTTAAAACAGTTTTAGAATAAATTGCAGGTAAGAAATACGAGTTTGTTTGACCCGATACGGAATTACCAAAGTTTGCATTAGTATCCGTAGACGGTTCAAAATATTGGTCAGATTGATTATAAGCCATTGTAATATCTCCTCAAAAAACTTATTTTGCTATTCTGCCTTCTGCCAATGCTTGTTTGATTTCATCTTCATGCTTATCAAACTGGTCAATAGACATATTAGCAATTTCTCTTTCTGTCCAAACTTTAGGAGCTTTCGCATCCACCGTTGTAGTTTTTGTAGACACCATATCGGCAGCAGACCTATTCTCCTGTTGCTTGGACTGCCTCTTTTGTGGTGGCTGATTTATTCCCTTTTCCATTTTGTAAAGGTCAATAGCGCGACTAGCTAAAGTAGCATCACTGTTATTAGCATAAACCCATTTCTGTATATCTTCAGGCTGTTCTTTAGCCCATTCGTGAAAAGCATCATCACCCCGTATATCTTCAAAATCTGGATGACGTTCCCTAAGAACTGTTTCAGCTTCTCGTTTCATAATGTCAGCTTCCCGTTCTTGCAAAGCTGTAAGTTGCTGTCTTAGTTCTTCGGTTTGATTTTCACTTTGTAAATGAGCTACAGTTTCAACTGTTTCATACAAGTCTGGATTTTTTGCTTTGAACTGCTCTAGTTCTTCTAAAGTTTTAGGAGCCTGATACTTAGGTGCTTTTTCAGCAGCCTCCGCAAGAAGCTCTTGTTCCTTTTGTTTGAACTCAGCAATTCTATTGTCGTAATGTTTCTTTAGGTCATCATACCTTTTCTTATAATTTACGTCCTTAGAATTTTTAGCAGGGGGCGTTTCTGATTCCTCAGAAGGCGTAGCCTGTTCTTCTTTAGGTCGTGAGTAAAATAATCCATCAGCATCACCCATTGATGGTTTATCAGGAGTGTGCCAATCTTTCTTTGCATTATAAGGATTAGGTGTTTTTTCCTCCACAGGATTAGTTTGTGCTTCAGCCATAATACTTCCTCCACGGGGCTTGTAAGTTTTAAAAGGTAGCCATTACAATAAATTATTTGTACAGATAATTTAAAATGGTGCTTTTACTTCAAGGTAGCCGTTATCGTTGTCTAACATTTAGACTAGGCATTTGATTAGCAGACAGCATTACTTTATTCATGTCATCTTCTATATCAGTATCCTCGTCCTTCCTCATTAAACCACCATCATAAGCACGTTCAGCTTCATCCATCATACGTTGAAGTCTGTCTGCACCTATTTGATCAGTGGCCTTTCTAGTCATCACAAATTCACCGTCAGATAATCTAGCGGGTATTGAATCTGAGACTCCCGTTCCCGGCCCTGCAACTTCTCCAGAGCCAGTAAACTCAGAAGCCGTCCCTACAACTTTGTCAAATATCATACTCAGTTGAGGATCGCCTTCTAAAGCATTCATTAAATATGTTTGTTCTTCTGGTTGTAAAGCTTCGTTTACTACATAATCAATAAACTGATCTTCCATTTGTTGATCTGGAAGTTGTGAAGCTTCTACTGCTGCCATTTGTTCTGGTGGTATATTAGGGTAAGTATCTACTGGAACTCCACCACCCTCTTGAAATACATCACGGCCTTTAAGAATATCAGCCTGTGTTACTTTTCCATCACCTGTTAAGTCTGGAAACTTACCACCTTCTGCCATCTCTTCTCTATTTACAGGAAGGTCAGCAGTATAGGTTCTACCTTCAAATTCAAAAGTATCTGCTCTTGCTTCTCTTGCTTGTCTAAAAGCATCTTGAAAAGCATTAGCAGAATCAGTACCTCTTTCATAGGTAGGAAAATCATCAGGATTAATTCTTTCATCTGGATTTTTTATTTCTACATCTATTTCACCTGCATCAGCAGCTTCAATAATTGTTTGACCTTTATCAGAATTAGCAGAA